GTCGGCGATGGATTTGAGCCCCGAGACGTTGACGAATTTCGCCATCGCCTTTGCTTGCGCGTCGAGCGGCGCGCGCAGTTGGGCGATGCGTTTGTTGATGTCGTTTAGTTGTTTGGTGGCTTGGTCGACGACGGAGAAAGTGACCGAGTAGCCCGGCATCTAGCCCCCGGCGTTTTGCGCGTTCTCGCGCTCAATGATGCGGTTTGTCTGGTCTAGCCACCAGATGATCTGCGATCCGGTGAGCCCCCAGGCGTCTTGCGGCGACCAGTGCCAGAAATGCGCGAGCAACGCGATCAATTCCCGCCAGTTTCCGGGCCACCGCTGATAAAGGGTCGTAAAAAATCGGTGCCCTCGTTGATCTGCGAAATTCGCATCTGTTCGATCACTTGGCGCGGCACCCCGGAGACGAGCGACAGCAAAGCGAACTGGTAGCGCCGCAGCGCCTGGAAGTTCGAGGCTTGCGACAGTTCGCCCTCGGCGCGCTCGACCATCCGGCCGGTCGGTTCCTCAAGGTGGAGTGAGGAATAGGTTTTGCCATTCCATTCGATCGGCGGATCGAGTTCGATGTCGAGCACGCGCGGAAGGTCGAGAACCGGATGCGTCGAGTCGTAATCGACCACGGCGGGCTCGCCGCTTCCATTGGTCATCGTCATGCGGCGGCCTGTTCGCTGACGTCGACGCCCTCGAATTTGACTTGGAACGTGCCTTCCGCGGCGCGCACCTCGAGCGCAGACGTGTTCCACATATTCGAGCCGGCGACGATCTTGCCGTTCGCAAGCTGCACCTGGACTTCGACGCATCGCATGTCGTTGAAGTCGCCGACCGTGATCGATCCGGAGTCGCGCAGGGTCGCTTCAATCGAGCCCTGCATCGGGACTTCCGAGAAGCCGTGCACGCTGTCGAGCCCGACGAGCGTTTCGCGCTTCCATTTGGACGGCGACCATGTGACGTCGGAGACGACCATATAGGCCGATCCGTCGATCGTGACCCCGGTAATACCGGCGAGGCGTTCGCAATTTGCCATTTCAGCCCTCCTTCATCGCAGCCCTGGCACGAACAGAAACAGGGCGAGCAACAAGCACGCGATCCACGCGAGCCAGCTACCCGCCCAGGCGAAACTCGTCGTCACCTGTGGCACCGGCAGCAAGGCGAGGAACCACAAGAACAGCGTAACGACGATTAAGATTTCGAGGATCATCGCGACCCCCTCTCCGCGGTTATGACTTCCGGAACTGCAACAGGATCGCGATCTGCCGCAGTTGGTTGACGAGATCGACGGGCGCGAGGATTTTCACGAGCCCGCTGCCAGCGTCTTCGGTGACGATGTTTCTCGCGAAGGCGGCTGAGTTTTGAACGTATCCGTTCTGCTCTAGCACCTTGTATTCCGCGACGGTCGATGCCTGGATCATGGCGGCGGTAACGCAATTCGATCCGGGCAGGACCGGCGTCGCGTTCGAGACGAGCTTTTTCCGCGCGTAGCGGGTCAATAGGTAATTCGTCAGATCGCGCGCGACGTACATCAAGCCGAACATCGTCTCGACGTCGAGATAGCTGTTATCCGCCGCGCCGGCCGCGTTGTGTTGGTACGTGGTGCACATGCGCTCGATCACGACCGCCCCGGCATCGTTGACGCGGAAGGTCGACACCCCGTCATAAAGCAACGTATTCCGCTCGCCGATGTCGAGACGCGAGGCGACGGGCGGCGCTTTCAACTGCGTCGTCATGTATTGCAGCGGAAGCCCCGGATCGACACGGAGCGACGCGGCGCAATAGCCGGTGACCTGAGCGGCCCACACCCAAGCGGGATCGGGGCTGTCGCCAAAGCCCATCACCGACATATGTTGATCGTTGCGGACGGTCCCGAAGGCGGTGAGTTCGCCGAGGGTTCCGCGGTACGCGGAGAAGCAACCGCCGTACAGCATTTGCTCCCACGACCACCGACCTTGATAGTCGGCAAGGAACGCTTCCATCGCGTCGAGATTGGCGGTGTCAGTGTAGGGCGAGCAAATGAAGTCGTAGGTCTGATCGGACAGGTTCGCGAGCCCGTTCTGAATTTGCGGGTTCCCGGTTCCGCCGCTAAACGCGGTGATTGTCGCCTGTATGCCCTGCGGCATGTATTCGCCGCCGAGCGGCCCCAGGTAGTTAAAGCGAATATCGATGTCGTTCCCGCATTCGCCCTTGTGATTGGCGGCAAGTTGAACACTCGACGAGGCGGCAGTGTGCGCCGAGGTGACGACCAGCATCTTGTTCGCGTTGATCGCGGCGTTGACGTTTGAGGCGATCGCCGCGGCGTCGTCGTTGAGGTTGACCCCGACCTGTACGTTGATCCCACCGATGTAGAGGTTCATCGTTCCGGGGATCGTGCACGTTCCCTCAAAATCGATGTCGGCGGTCGCGGCTTGGCCGGCGACGTTATCGGCAAACGGCAGCACCCAGAGATCGCCGAAATCGTCGCCCTTTAGGTAGTTTTGCACCATCTGTTCGAGCATCGATCCGCGGCCGAACAGTTGTTGCACCTGAACCATCGACTCGATCTCGACGGCAATTTCCGCGGTCGCGGTTCCGGTCGAAAGCATCTGCCCCAGGATGAGCGAGCGTTGTAGCGCCTGACCCGAATTGGCCTGTGACGGGTCCATTTCGACATAGACGCCGGGAACGCGGTTGCTCTCGGGGTAGTAGGTGAAGTTGATCGCCATCGGTCGTTACTCCTTCGTCTCGGCCGAGCGGCGAGAATGGGCGGCGGCGGGAGCCTCGGCCGGCACCACGTCGCCGTCACGGAGTCGGCGTCGCCAATACATGCTGTTGTCCGGCACGTCGCGGACGTCCCCCGGCATCATGAGCGTTTTGGTTTGAGGATCGCGGAGCGCGCGACCCGGAGCGAGCTTCACTTTCATAACGCGTCCTCTCCTTCATCAAGCGGCGGCAGTAAATCGGGCGGGATGGGTTGATCCGACATCGGAATGACGACGACGGGCGCGGGCGGTGTGCCGTCCGCGGGCGGGAGCGGGAGTTCGGTCGGCTGTTTGTAGACGTCCAGCTCGATCCCCAGGAGATCGATCGGCGGCGTCGGATTGTGCCAGCCGTCTTCGTCGGTAAGCTGCCAGGGCAGCAAGAATTCCCACTGGTAGAACAGGCGGGCGCGATCGAGATCGAGCACGCGGGCCCCGGCGAACTGGTAGCCCATCTTGCTCGGCGTCCGGCACGAAGCGGGCTCCCACTTGATGAGCGTCGAGAACAGCGCCGCCTCGATCGTGTCATAGGCGCTCTGGATCGGGACTTGCCCGCGGCGATCGGACGTCGCGTCGAGTTCGACGATGACCGCGATCGTCTTGTGCACGATCTGGAAATAATCCGGCGTGTCGCGGTTTAGCGGCGCTTCCTGATCGAGCGGCACCACATAGGCGGCGGGGAGCTTCATGCTCGTGTTGTAGTTTTCGAGCCCCTGGCGGAAATCGGCAGCACCCGCGACGTTGCCGGCGAACGGCGCGCAGTAGGTGCGGAGGTGTTGGATCGTCGGGCCGATTACTTGGTCTGTCGCCACGTCAAGCCCTGTTCAAAGGCTTTGCCGATCCGGGTTTCGAGCGCGCGTTCCTCCGTCGCCATGACGCGATCGAGCGACGGGCGCGGTTCGAGGATGCGGCCGGATGTCGGCGCGGCCGTGCGGCGGCGTCGAGCGGCGGCAGCGGCAGCGCGGCCCCCAGGTCGTCCACCCTTCGCCCCGGCTTCCAGAAACAGCGAATAAAACGCGCGCTCGCGCACGGCGAACCCGTTCCCGTCAGGGTAGACGTACCCCTTCACCGAGCCCTTCAGCGTGCCCGTGACGTTTACGGGCGGCTCGCCAGGGGCGGATGCTTGATAGCGTCCGGGTTTGTAGTTTCCGCGGTAGCGTGCGCCCCCGCCGCCGCGATAGACGCGGCCGGATCCGCTCGACCGGGCGATAAGGCGTTGCGTCTTGTTTTTGACGTCGTTTGCGGCCGAGCGCATGAGCGCGCGCAGTTCCTTTTTGTCGAGTGCGACGTCGCCCCACGACTTGATCGTGAGTTTCAAGCCGATCATCGGCGTTTAGTGAACCACCGCTGCGGCAGCAACGCCCCCGCCCTCAGCAAATAGGCTCTCGCGTTCCGCGTCGCCGTCTCCGGTTGTGGTTTTGACGCGCTCGAACTCGACCTCGAACTCGGCGAAGCGTTTGCGGCCGGCGATCTCTTTGAGGCGTCGGACGCGGAAGATTTCGGTCCGGTAGGTTCCATCATTCGGCCTTTTCGTGGTGCGCGCGATAATGTGCGTGTTTTCGATGTAGTCGAGCCAGCGGGTCCGGATGAGATGACTAACCGGCGTGTCGACGACCGCGGTGTTGTAGAACGTCGAGGGGTAGGTCGGCTGGACGTCGGCCTGCACCGTGGCGATCGGCACAAAATCATCCTGCAAGCCGTCGCTGTTCGGGTCCGGGTACTGGTCGCGACGGTAGAGCGTCACCCGCCAGCGGAGCGAGGCGATCCCGTTCGAGGCGGAAAGCTGGCCCGTGGGGTTATCCGCCAAGACTGCCCCGCAAGATACCGAGCCCCGCGACGAACAACACTGCGCCGATGCAGACGAGAAACGCGGTCATGTGATCGCCACCGCGTTGCTAGGCGGCGCGGCCACCGAGCCCATCGAGTTCGTCGCGGTGACGACGCACGTAATGGACTTTCCGACATCACCCGCAACCGACGTGTAGCTGTTGCTGTTCGTCCCGACGTTGGTTGCGCCGCTTTTCCACTGATAGGCGTATCCGGTCGGGGTTCCGAGCCAGTTCCCTTGCGTGCACGTCAGCACCGCGCCATTCGCGGCGGACGGGACAAGCGAACCATTGACGAGCACGGCGGGCCTATCCTCGACGACGGGCGGGAGCGCGAGATAGGTCGCCTGCCCATCGGTGTACGCGCCGACGACGTAGCCGGCGTTTGGCGGCACCTGGGCGAGCGGAACGGTCTGCCACGGCATGTCATCACCCCGCGAATTGGTAGAGGCGGTAAGGGTCGAGTAGGTGCCAGACGGCATTAGGCATCACGAGATCGACGTCGCCGCGGTTCTCGAACAGCGCCGCGGTGCCCATCATGATCGCGTGACAGATCGGCGGCGGGATCGTGTCCGG